TGAAGAACAAGTTGTTGTGGCAGCAACAAAAAAGAATTCTAAACCTATTGTGCTTCCTGCAGTAGCCAAAGAAGAAACATCTGAAGAACGCAAATTCAGAATCCAAAAAGAATTTGAAGCTATCCAGGATAAGAAGTTTAAGATTCACAATGAGGAGATAAATGATGGACTCTTTGCTGAACATTGATCGTAGCATCTTCAAACAGTTAACAGTAAATCAATTGGATAGACTTGAAAGCTTCTACCGTAAAAACAGAAACTTATATTATGCACACAAAAAAGACTGGCACTATTTATTCAATACAGATAAGTTTGGAAAAGAGTACGATGACGAACTGATGAGTGAAGTTAATCGTTTAATGCGAGAACTTCCTAATATGGATCGAAATACACGTTTTGAATTAAAAACCGTTATCCTCAATAGCAAGGAATATTACATCGTAAGAAGTTGTTGGGTTGTAGCAATATTTGATAAACTTAATGGTGGATGCCATTTATACAATTCAGCACCATGGAAATCAACAGGTGTAACAATCTGGTTAAATTCAAGAGTTGGTTACGGACAAACGAGCAATCCTGATGGTGTGTTCTATACTCAAGAGTACAAACCATCTGAAACTGATTTGAAATTCTTATACGAAATACCAGAATTTAAATACCTTGATTTTACAAAGCTTGAGTATTTGAACTTGTATACGTTATTTAATAACAGATTTGAACGTATTCATCTTTGGCAAATCGAAATGCTCATAAAATCGGGCTATACAAAACTTGCAACAGAACTGATGTCAAGCTACGATAATATAGATTTAAAACTATTTAAGCAGCATCAGGAATTCTTTCGCTTACGAGGAAAAGGGCTATACCATTACAATAGAATCGTTAAGCTGCATGCCAATGGTTTTGAAAATCCCGAATTCATGTTTGTAGATTATGGTTATAATGAGTTTTGGATTCCATTCCTTTCTAAAAATCCTCAAATCAGTAAAACAAAATTCATTCAATATATCAAGGGTAGAAAATCCACACAAACAGTATTTGGAACAACATTTCTAAGTGTTTACAGGTATTACATTGAATACATTGCTACACTCGGGCTAGATTTATCACGAGACAAATATGTATTTCCTGAAGATCTGATTGAAGAATTTAAAGAATTGTTGCTCATCATGGAGTTTAAGTGGTCAACAACAGATTATAAAGTTATGCTTATGAATTGGCAAAGAAAACTTCCAGATGCAGAAAGAGATCCTCGTTACAGAGATGAAGTGAGGGAAATTGTGTTGGAAGGAATTCAAGAACAACAACGTAAAGAAAAGGCAGATGCGGAAAGAAAAAAGCGAGAAGAAGAAAAGAAAAGGTTTCTTGAGCTTGTGTGGCAATCTAACAAGCACTTACAGCTAGAAATTGGTGATGACTATGTATTGATTGCTCCTAAGTCTGCAGATGATTTATACGTTGAAGGTAAAACACTAAACCATTGTGTGTTTCAATATGTAGATAGGATTGCTAGACAAGAAACAGCAGTTCTATTTGTTCGGAAGAAGAAATACATTGACAAACCATTCTATACGGTTGAAATCAAGAATGGGAAGGTTGTTCAGTGCAGAAGCACGAACAATCAAGACCCAGCTAAAGTTGCAGGGTACTTCACTGAGTAC